TTTCCAACCTGTAAACGATCCTGCTGGCCAAGTTGCTGCTGGTGGTTTTGCTGGTATGAATGGTGTTGATCCTTACTTAAGAGGTGTTGGAGAATCAACTGTTGATAACATTATGGGACTTAGCTTATTCAACAAGTCTGTTGCTGCTGATACTTTCCAAGTAGCTGCTGCTGTGACTAGAGAGCAAGTACAAGACCTTAAGCAATTCGGTATCGATGCAGTAGCTCAAGTAGAAGCTGTATTAGTAAACGAATTGACTCAGTCAATCAACAAGTACATCTTGGACAGAATCTTTAGAAACGGTGTAACTAACAACGCAAACGTTGCGGCTGTAAATGGTACACAGTTATCTCAACAGTTTGACCAAGCAGGTGGTGCAACTACTGCAATTGCATTAGGACCTAACAACACTGCAAACGCTAACGTCAATGCTGCCGGACTTCCTGCTGCACAGACTAACGTTTTAGGTGGTGGTAATGTACAAGGTACTTTACAGAGAAGAATCTACACTAAGATTCTTGCTGCAAGTAACTTAATTGCTACAAGAGGTAGAAGAGGACCAGCTACTTTCGCTGTAACAGGTGGAGAAATGGCTACTGCTCTTCAATCAGTTGCTGGATTCGTTGCATATCCGTTATCAAATACAGTTAATCAAGCTGGTGGATCTTTATATCCAATCGGTGCGATCGCTGGGGTAACAATTTATGTTGATCCAAACAGAGCCTTTAATGACTATACAATCTGTGTAGGAAGAAAAGGTGATGGTAACTCACCTGGTTTAGTATTCATGCCTTACTTAATGGCTGAATCAGTAGAAACAATCGCAGAAGGAACTATGGCTCCTAAAATCGCGGTTAAATCTAGATTCGCTTTAGTAGATGCTGGATTCAATCCTGAATTAATGTATTACACAATGAACTTTACGTTCACTGGTTGTTCTATTATCTAATAATAGTTTAATACTTTATATAGAAAGCCACTCTTCGGAGTGGCTTTTTTGTTTTAATATCATTGATATATAATAAAAGATAAAAAATTAAACTATCATGGTAAAATTAAAAACATATGATCAATTTGTTAATGAAGCATTAATAGATGCAGTTAAGAATCCGATTAAATGGAAGAAGATTAAAAACAATGCTAAGAAATATCAAAAGGCTAAAGTAGCACAAGCTCTTAACGATGTAGATTTTGCAAAGAAAAAGGCAAAAGGAAAAGTTAGTATGACTGCTAAACAAAAAGAAGTTTTGGCCCAAGCAAATAAAGCTAAGAATGCTGCACTTAAAGATCAGGCTGATGCTATTACACAAAGAATGAATGATTTAGCAACAACTGATGGTTTAAAAAAGGTTGCTGCATTGGCAAGAACTAAATCTAATCTTGCTGCTAATAAGATAGTACTTAAGGCTGCTGATGGTGAAGAAGCTAAACAATTAAAAATTAAACAAACTGCATTATCTAAAAAGGCTGCTGAACAAGGTAAAGCTTTAGCTGACTATGAAGATACCTCATCTGATTCTAAAGATGATAATGAAGGAGAAGCAGCAGCAAAATTAGAAAAAGGTATTAAGGACTTTCAATCTAATATGGATGCTGCTCAAGAAACTAAGAAAAAAGCTAAAGAAGCTTTGGTTAAATTAGGAGATAAGAAAAAAGAACAAGAAAAGAAAGGTACTGGTGGTGAAGACGGTGAAAAGGCAATGGATAAAATTAATAAGGAAATCACTAAACAAGAAAGATTAGTAACTGGTGCTGATGAAGATTATGCTGAACTTAAAAAGAAAAGAGATGGCTTAAAAGATAAGTTAGCTAATTTAACTAGTGAATCTTTTGAATATGTAGCAGAATCTGTTTCTCAGAAATTTGCAAGATTAAGATCAAATCTGTAAAAATAATTATTAATATGAAATGTGATTGTAAAATATGCGGCTGTGGTAAATCATGTGAATGTACATGTTGTAGCTGTTAAATTAAAACCTTATGTATAAAGTTCGTAAAATAAACTTTGGATGGTATAAAAGGCGGTATGGTATTCTTCTAGAAAACTTACCGCCTTTGAAGCAAAAATTGCTTTTAAATAACCGTCATATGAAATGGTTAGATTCTGATACTCAAGCTTTTGAAATTATATTTAAAGTAGAGGATATGAATGGCCATGAAAAGAATGTTAATAAACCTATTTGGAATCCTTTCAGAGAAACATTCACCACACTTAAAGAATTAGAAAAAGATGCGGATCTTATTGATTGGAATTGTGGAATATGTAAAGTTCCTATTAAATCTAGAATGGACTCTAAGAAAGTAGAAAATTTTGTTTGTAGTAAATGTTCTAAGGCTCATAACTCACGGAACAAAAGTGTAGATGGTAGAATTATAGATACATCAATTAAATTTACTAAACACTGTAAACACCTCTTAAAAAAGGAACAAAGAGAGTTTATGACTTATGCTAAAAGATCATCTAAGGCTAGCCGCCTGATTTAATGTAATTTTAGGAAATACTTTTAATCTGCTATTAGGTGATGCATTAATTACTTCTACTCCAGTTCCTTTCAATTCATCATAAAGTTGTTTAAATCCTGGTAAAAACTTTTCTTTATATACTTTATCACCAGATGATCTAGTTGGATAGCCATCATGAAAATGTGTATCTTTTCCATCTTCTGCCATATCAAATCCTAGTAAGACAATTCTTTTTGCACCTAAATGATATGCTAAATTAATTGCAGCATACC